TAGTTTGATTGGAGGTGATATTATGAAAACAACAATTGCTAGTTTAAAATGCATACAATGTGAAAATAATTTTCCGTTAAACCTGAATGTAAAGTCATCTCATATTACTTGTCCGTTCTGTCAAACGGAAGTAGCAAACGATCTGATTGAGCAAATATATGTTGCCGCCAACACTGTTGGGGAAGTCAACTATAATTTCAGAAAATATGCAGTTGAATATCAAAAACCTATTTTTGAATTGTCAGTTAAGGAAATGGAAGTAGTTTTACCAATCGATAATGTTTAGCTATATCCTCAATTTGACAGGGTACTAGCTCATACTCATTCTCCAATTCCTCAAGCGCATTCATTACATCATCAAGTTTCTTTTTTCCGATTTGGGATGTAATGAATTGCTCTTTATTTACAATATCTTCTAAACGATTTTTCATTTTCTAGCCTCCTATTTCGGTTAGTTTTTTATTATCACTATTAGTGATTTCTTTATTAAAAAAAATTTCTCCAACGCTTTTTCCGTAAAAATTTGCTACTTTAATCTTTGTTTTATCTGAACTACCTCGATAACCTGCTTCCATTTTAGAAAGTAAACTATAAGAAATACCGATAGCCTCAGCTGCTTCTAATTGTGTAATACCTTTAGCAATGCGAATTTTTTTGAGATTATTAATATTAATCACCGCCTTTATCACTCTATGTGATAATAATACTATCACTTTACGTGATTGTCAATCACTTTTTGTGATTTTTGTTTATTTTTTTTAAAATATCACTTATAGTGATACTTAAGAAGGAGGGAGATATTATGACTATAGGCAAAAAAATATCTGAGTTGAGAAATAAAAGAGGTATCTCTCAAATTCAACTTGCAAAAGATTTAAATGTTTCAACAAGTACTATAGGAATGTGGGAAACAGACAAACGTGCTATAAAAGATGAATTAATCGTTCAGTTAGCCGATTACTTTAATGTAACAACTGATTATTTATTAGGTCGTGAAAAATTCGACAACAGCGACTTACTAGCTGCGCATATTGACAATGATTTGACGGAAGAAGAACGAATAGAGATAGAAAAATATTTAAAATTTATCAGATCACAAAAAGAGTAGTTGCCTAAAAATTAACATTAGGGGGCTAATTGATGAATAAAACAAGTTATGAATTAAAGCAAGAGTTTCCAGAATTGAATTTTGTTATAAATAACAACTTACCAACAAAACTTTTCGGACTTATACAGAATAAAGTAGTACATCTTCATCCTGATTTGTCAGAAAATGAACTTAGATGTACTATAATAGAAGAAGCAATGCACTGGAAATATACCGCTGGAGATATAACGAAATTTAATAATGTAGAAAATATCAAGCAGGAGAAATTTGCGCGTCGTAAAGCGCATGAATATTTAGTAAATATACAATCACTCGCTTTATGCTACGATCTTGGCTACAGAACATATTATGAAGCTGCTACTTTTTTAAATGTTACTGAAAAATTTTTGATTGAAGCAGTAGAGAATTATAGAGAAAAATATGGACTAATGTATAATAATGGTAATTATATTATACATTTTGGCTCTACCATTCAAGTTTTCCAGGAGGATAACTCTTTTTATCCTTATGATTATGGGTGCTAATAAATTTTGACGAGGTGAACATATGTATTGCCCTAAATGCGGACATGCACTAGACAATCACGAAAATCAATGTCCTAACTGTCTAACACCAATCATTTATCAAAGCAACAACAACGGAAAAGCACAAAAAGCCGGCGAAATTATGGAAGAATCTGGTAAATTAATGTCAGGATGTGGTTGTTTAATGACATTGTTGATAACTATTCCTGTCATAGTAATTTTAATAATTATGTTTTTATAAAAAGGAGATAACGGGATGATAGCTTTATTTGCACTAGCTGGTTTGTTTATTTTTACCGGTATTATTATTTTAGCTGTATCACAATTACCAGGCATGGCATTAGTTGAATTTGCATTTGCTGCCCTATTCATTTGGCTCGCTTTAAGAATAAAGAGGAAAAAAGGCACATACGTAAAGTTTAGTACAAAAACAATTCCTGAAGATTCGCCTCATATTAAACTGAACTTTGGTTTAGCTCAACAAGATTTAGGTTTTCAAATTAAAAGCGCAGCTGGAACAACTTACAACATGATTCAATTAATCCCTTCAAACAAAATAATATTTTTATCAAAAAACGGTCTTGTTACAGACGATGAATTTTATTTTGTTGATTACAAGTGGTTAGGTGCGACCTACAACACTCGCACTAAAACTAATAGTAAAGCTGGGAAAACTATAGCTGGCGGAGTGGTTGGAGGAATAGTTGGTGGAGGAGCAGGAACGGTAGTAGGAGCGTTAGCGGGAAGTAGCGGTAAAACAAACAGTACTTCAACGCAAATTGAAAATAAATCAAAAGCAATTTTTTACTTTTACAATAAAACAAAAGATATTGATTTAGTAACAGAATTAAACATTACATCAAAAGATATAGTGAAGCTCGAAAGATTTGTAAAATATGTAAAATAAAGAGAGCCTCCGGGCTTTTCTTTTTACCGAAAAAAAGAACGTATGTGCGAAAGGAGACTAATATGGCTAGTTATGTGTCTTTAGGAAATAATAAATACGAGTTGCGAGTTTCGAAAGGCTATGACACGCGAGGCAAACAAATACGCAAAACAAAAAACGTCACAGCTAAAACAGTAAAAGCGTTAAAACTAGAACTTTCTAATTTTGAAGCTTATGTCTATTCGAGCGATTACACAGAAATAAAAGATATGCGATTTATTGATTTCGTTGAGAAATGGCGCATAAATTACGCAAAAAGAGAGCTAAAAGGAAATACTATTGATAAGTATAATCTCTTTCTCGACAACTGGATTATACCTTATTTTGAGAGGAAAAAAATAAGTAAAATTACAACTATGCAGTTGCTCGACTACTTTCATGAAGTTCAAAAAAAAGGAGTTAGTCCGAGCGCTTTAGAGGGACATCATCGAGTTATTAGAAGTTTATTTAAATATGCTACATTGTGGGGAATTACTGAAACAGACGTATCTTTATCAGTGAAAAAACCTGCCTATAAAGTACCCGAAAAAAATATTTATAATAGACGAGAAATAGAAGTGTTAATAGATCGCATTAAGATATTACAAAAATATCAACAAGTAATGATTAAATTAGCGCTCTATTGCGGTCTTAGACGTGGCGAAGTCATCGGTTTAACAACTAAAGATATGAATTACAATAAAAATACAATTAACGTTTATAGAGCGGTTATAAAGAGTGCTAGCGAAGGTATAAAGCTAGATGAAACTAAAAATAAGCGAAAAAGAATTGTCCCCGCTCCCGCTGGACTGATGGAAGAAATTAAAGAACTTGCAAAAGAAAAGCAAAAAAACAAAGATAAGTTAGGTTTGCAATGGAAAGGGGCAAAAGATTTAGATGGGAAAACCGTTATATTAATCTTTAGTCATGGCGACGGTACCCCTTTCACCCCCGCTTCTGTCACTAGAATGTTTAATCGATTTTTAGAGAAAAAAGAAAATAACGATCTTACTAAAATATCATTTCATGATTTGCGTCATTCTGCTGCAAGCTTCCTTCTCGAACAAGGTATTAATGTAAAAGTCATTCAAAACATTTTAGGACATTCAGATATTAAAGTTACATTAAATACGTATGCACATATCACCGAAGATGGTTACTCAGAAGCGGCAAAAACTTTTGATAATTTCTATAAATCTAGTAAACAAGGTGTCGAATAAGGTGTTTTGCTATTTTTAGGCAAATAAAAAAAGCTTCGCATATTAGCGAAACACCTACAGCACCAACGTTTTATATTAAGCCACTTGTCGGATTTGAACCGACGACCCCTTCCTTACCATGGAAGTGCTCTACCAACTGAGCTAAAGCGGCAGCAAAGCCTTTCAAATAAAAAAATGGCTCCACAGGCAGGACTCGAACCTGCGACCGATCGGTTAACAGCCGATTGCTCTACCAACTGAGCTACTGTGGAATAATAAATTGCCCGGCAGCGACCTA